GTAGGAGTAGGTCCCTGTTCTGATATTTCTATATTAAAGTTTGGACCTTTTAAACTAGCTAAAGTTTCCTTTTCTTCTATAAATTCAGAAATTACCTGGTAGCCTACATTATCTGCTAATACTTCTTCAACAGTAAAAACTGTATTGGTTGCAATAGAAGCTGGTAATGGTTGGTAAAGCTTTAATAAAACGGCTGCCCCTTTTGTAATATTACTTGAATCAATATTTAGACCTTTTATTTCAAGTTCAGGAGAAAAGTTAACTTTGAAATCTACTAAATAAGAACTACTGTTTAATTTCGCTTTAAAATTATTGGTAGCTTTTAAAAGATCTTCATCTGTTAGAGCATTACAGAGGGCTCTAATTTCAGTCCTATCTGGAGAGATAGATTCTATAAATAATTGTGTAGGTTTTTTAGAGGAAGAAAATACATCATCTGTAAAACTGTAAACTATTTTTACATCCCCTTGTTCATACCCATAAAGAGATATATCATTTATAGGTTCAACTTCTACTTGGCCACCTCCTACTATAGAATATCCTGTAAAATTGTTATCAACCTCAAGTAATGTGTTATCTAATGAATAGATCTTAACGCCTACCCTATGCTGTAAAGAATCAAACGCACCGTTAACTGTAAAGGTATTAATTAAATTTAATTCCTGTTCCTTTACCTGTGTGGTACTCTCTAAGGTAGTAGAGTTAATGCTGGATATTATGTAGTTTTGATTTGCCACTATACGTTAGGTGTCCTTAGTTCTACTATTTCTTGATTTGCTTCTAATAACTGCTGTCTCAATTGGGCGATTTCATCTAAAAGAGGTTGAATATCTTCAGTGTCTTTTTCAAATTCTAATAACGCTCCACTTGTCTTAACTAAGTATTCATGAGAATTAGTTGCTCCGTTTAATGGTATCTCATTAAATAATTCTTCATAATATGTAAAAAATTCTTCAACAGTAACTCCTTCGTCTTCTGGTAATGGTTGACCAAAAGTCTTAAAGGATCTATCGATTACTTTATCGAGATCTTCCTTATTGAGTTGTGTTTTAGAAATTTTTAGTTCGTTAGCCATTACGTGTTACCTTAAATATATTCTTATTATCAATTACAATATTATTATTATTTAAAGTAGTTTTTACTAACAACCTATAAAATCTTTCTGGTTGAAATGAATCCATATAGACATCAAAATAACTGCTGGTATTGTCAGCGCTTATTTTTGTATATTCGCTAAAATTAACTATCATTTCACCACTAAATTCATCTTTAATTCCCCAATATGATTCTTGAGGTAATTTATATTCTGTTAAATATATAGACTCAGTAGTAAACGTTCTCGTAGGATATTTAGGTCTACTAGATAATCTAAATCTAACAGAATCAGAATCCGAATATTTTTCTTTATGATTCTTAATAGTAATAGTAGCTATATCTGTCGATAATTCTGCTAGTGTAGAACTATACGTACTATCGTCCCATTTAAATTCTAAATACGGAGGAAAGATTGTATTGGTATCTGAACTAAAATATTTTAAGTTTATTGAGGAAGTAGTGTTATTTTCAAACTCTGAAGCTAGTTTCACTACTATTCCATTATTGCTATAAGTACCTAAGTAGTGACTGTCTACTATATCTGTAATATCTAAATTTAAATCGTGAGATGATTTTACACTTTTAGAAATAAATGTCGTTGTATTAGTTATAAAGTCACTTCCTGCTGTGTTCCAAGGGCTAGTTTGAGCTTCTCTATGTTCCCATGTTACCCCTGTATCTAACGGAAGATCGTCTCTCTTACCTGTTCCTTCAATCCATGAAGAAGACATTGCTAAAGCTTCTATAACATAGCTTTGCGGTAGTTCTCCAGCATCTGCAAGATATAGATGTAAGCTGCTTGACCAGTTTCCTGTCACTTTAGAGGTAAGAGTTGACTGAATTTGGTTATTATCGAACTGTATTAAAGTTCTTTGGATACGATGTGTATCGTTTATATCTTTATACGTTCCAATCTCTAATATCTCATCCTTACCGGCGTTACCGTAGGAGCCGACTAAATTAGATTCAGACCAAATTATTGTATCTTTTTGCGGATATATTCTATATATTGCCATCTTATAATGTTGTTACTCGTCCTTCAATATCTACATCCGGGAATTTAACTTCGAATATACATGGATCAAAGGAAGGATATACTATATTATTCTTAGTTGCTCCTTTTACATCGTAAGCGTATTCAGAATAATTTCCTCCTGCTTTATTAACTACTTCAATATTCTCTACTGTTTGTACTCCTTTTACTCCATCTAGTATAGTATAGACTGGTGATAAATTTATTGGTTGGTTAATTGACCATTTATTAATATTAAAATACTCTTTTAATTTATCGGTACATTCCAACAGTACATCTCTAGTGATAGCAGAAGGAGTGGTTACTATTTGGTATTTAACTCCTATATTTACTACAAAAGCGTTTAAAATATCTACACCGTCTGCTACCATTATATACTGAGATAAGTATGTCTTTAGGTTCTCTTTTAATGATAGTGGTGCTGTTGTGAGTTTACCGTCATTATCTAAAGCAAGTACGTATAGGGAAACTGCTAAAGGGTTAGTAGAAAGTAATGAATAATTTTGATTTATACCTTGAGATTGTGTTGCATATACTTTTGATACTGATCCAAACCTAGTCGGTAAAGATAACGCTCTAACTGTATAATCTTGTAATGTTACAGTACGTTCTTGAGCTGCAAAAGACCTTAAAGAATTCTGTCTTAACTCTTCTATATTATCTCCATCTCTACCTCCATAAGCTCCTTTAGGGTTATTAAATGCTAACGTACCTTCATATAGGTTGTCAGTAACTTGAGTAGTTGCTGTAACGATAGAAGTGATAGTATTTGCAGGAACATTTGATGATACTCCTCCTCCTGTTAGGTATCTAATAGTTAAGGTAGTATTGGAAGGTGCTAATCCATATGTACTGGTAAATAAGAAGTTAGATGGGTCGTAAGCTTTATATAAATCTCCTGTAGCTATAGAATCATTTAAACTATTATCTATATTAAATGGATTAGGAAGGAAGGTATCTTCATCGCTTCCAGCAATTCCAGCTCCAAATTGTACCTGTAGTATACCTTTAGAGGTAAATCTAGTTACATATCTTCTTGGCGCTTTGGTTAGCGTAAGTTTATTAGGAACCGTATTCCTATCTCCTAGTGTGTTTGTTTCTTCTACAAATACTGTATCTTGACCTAGGAATGGAACTTCTGTCCATACTTTCCCATCACTATCTGTTATATCTAATATTTTAATTATATCAGTATCGTCTATTTCTATAGTAGCAAATTTTTCTGCTGTAGTATAGGTCTTAGAAGTAGTTTTAATGGTGCCGGAGTAAGCTTTAACTTTTTTGGTAAGTAGGAATTCTGCTGGATTATTAGTTCCGTCAATAGATGCTACTCTTACTTCTGTTGGATCATAAGAACTAGAGAATGTAAAGTCTACTGGTTTAGCTGTTAAGAATGTAGGGTTATTTCCTACAGTCGAACTAACAACAGAATTTTCTTCTAACTTTAATGCTTGAGCCCAGTTTGGAGTGTAGTTTGGTCCGGTTGCTGCTACTAATTGAGATACTTCAAGTTCTGCTTCTGCAACAGATGTTACTTTAGGTTTATACCCCATCATATAAGCTAGTGAGTATAAGTTAGAAGGATTCTTAGCATGCTGTAAGAATGTTTCTTGTAACTGTGTATCTTGATAGAAGGATAATACATCTCCTAAATACGATGCCATTTCAATAAACATCATACCTGGTGAGGTAGGGGTAAAGTCATTATAGGAATCAGGAAAATAGTTCTTAGCGTACTCTATTAACTGATCCTTAAAGGTACTAAAATCCTTATTAATATATTTTATATCTCTAGATTCTGCCATTACTGTTCAAAGTTTATTACTACCTCATCTTCAATGTTTGTTTCTGAAACTTTATATTTCAAATTAAACTGTACGACGTTTGTATCTGGTATTCCTAATGTGTTAATTTCTAATGGTATAACTCTAGGGAAGTATATTTCTAAGTCTTTTCTTACTTCTCTATCTATTTGTGTAACTTTATCCTGTGTTAACTGTTCAAAGAGTAAAGAACGTAACCTTGTACCGAAAAGCGGATTCAAGTATCTCTCTCCTTTAGAAGTTAAAAAGTAATTAATTAAATTAGTTTTTATTGCATCTCTAGATTGATACGTAGAGGTAAAAACTGCATTATTAGAAAAAGGAAGACTAACACCTATAGCCTTTCTAGGCTGTAAATCTAATGGGTCTATCTTTCTAACATTAATTGCCATTTATCTTATCCGAATTTATTCTTATCTTTCTCCATTGATGCATCAAAGACTGATTTAGCTTTAGCTACAAAGTCTAATTTGCTGATATCAATTCCAGGCATAGGCCCTGATTGTTCTGTCATTCCCATGTTAGATGCCATAGAGGAAGCGAAGTTAGGTTTTTGTACCCCTGAACCGCCCATGATATTAGAGGCGTCCTCCGGTGTCATTTCAGCTCTAGTAGCATTTAGCATTTCATCTAATGTTGCTGATTTACCGGTTGACCATTTTTTAGGTTGTCCTTTTTCTACGGGTCTATAAGCATTAGCTTTCTGTGCTTGAGGTTCTTAAGCGTATTTAACTGCTTCATTCATTACATCTTGTAACTCCTCCTTAACAGCTGCTCTGACTTCTTCACGTATGATTTTTCGTAATTGATCGAGTTTCATATATATAAATAGTTAAATTATGGAAGTTGATTATCTAATCTTAATTTTACTTCATCTAAAAGTACATTTATGTCTGAACTAAAAGATGTTTGTCCTTTTAATACGGCTACACCTTCGTCTAAAGTGAGTGCTACACCAAATCTCTTAGGTGCAATTGAAGGTGAATTAGGATCTTGCCTTAGTTCTAGTTTATAGGTTATTCCGTTTGCAGCAGTGTAAGTATTTTCTTCATCTGTGCCAGCATCATCAGCGGTTGCTCCAAAAAACCTATCCCAATACTTACCTGATGGGGGAGGACCTGCTATTCCTGTTTCTGTAGATGTATGATCTGTATTACATTTCCAGTTGACTGAGTCTCGGCTTACTATATCACCTACTTTATACCCTATATCAGAACCCCATATACCAATTGTACCTGTACCGGATAAGTTTCCTAGTGAGGAAAGTAATTTACGTATACCGTCTTTTATGTTTGAATCAACATTACTATCTTGAAGTTTTTCAAAACCTTGAGATAGAGTGTTAATCGCTTTATTTAAATCCCCTGAAGGTCCGTACAGATCTGTCTCGTTAAACTTACCGTTTGTTCCGGTTCCTGTTCCTGCTACAAGCAGACCAGGTTTATAGTTTTTCGAATT